TCCAGTAATACACCGAGTCAATGCAAGAGCTTCTCTGTAATCCTTTGTGTGGAATACTACAGGAAAGACGATATCATCGTCTTCCATTTCTAATGACATTCCTATGAAGTAATTACCAGTTTCTTCTACCATGAATGTATTTATAATTGGGAGAACCGAAGCTCTCCCAATCGCATTATGTGGCGTCTGCAAACTCCACCGCAGTTTCGAGTGCCTTCGTCTTCAGGTTCTTGTTCGAACCATACCAAGCAGAAGTCATACGATTGTCTGCATTGCGGCCGATCATGTGGTCGGTCATGAAGGTGACGGCATTGAAAGCCTGCCACCAGCTACCTTCGCCATATTCAGCACCTGGCTGCTGATCCATGATTTCGAGAGCGATACCAGCATTCTTGCTGAGATCTTTCTTCGAACCAGTCACAGGGAACACACGCTGGAAATATTCGACGATGTTCTCGTCAGTGTAGCGCTTCGAACCAAGATAAGCGGCCATTTCCTTGTACTTGGCAAGCTTTTCCTTGGCGACACCGAGTGTTTCCTTGACAACGTCACCGTCAAACTCGCGACGATGGCTGACCTTCACAATCTTACTCGACTGGCTGTTCAACGAGAGAGTGAGAGTGTTGTTGCAAACCACACGAACTGGAGTGAAGCGAACATCGATCGACCAACCATACTTATGCGGATTGGTGAAGAGCAGATAGGAATCAACCTGATCGCCCTTGAACAACTCGAAGGAATCCTTCACCTTTGCCAGGGCCCAAACAAGTTGACCGTCACGAAGCGAACCAGCGGTGTGCATTTCCATCTCACCAGCTGAAACGAAATCATTGAAGAATTCGAAAGCTGATTCGTTCTGATTCGGTACCCAATCGTTCGTGATCACGTCGAGGATCTTATTGTCGACGTCACGCACCAGAGCGGAGCGACCGATATCAACCTGCTTGCCACCGACATCTGCGTACGCTGGAACTGGATTGACCTTCCAGTCAAGGTTTGCTGCTTTCAGCATCTGAGCAGGCGTAAGGTCGTTCGAGACCTTCGTGCCGAGGTGATGCCACGGAGTTTCGCCTGCATAAGCCATCGAAGCCTTGCCGTCGAGGAATTCAATCATATGAGCCATTATATAGTTTCCTTTTTCAGTTTGGTATAACCATTCTACCATAGAATGGTCTATTTGTACATGTTTAATTTACGCTGGAGTGATCACCCACAGCGCAGCGAATAAGATCGGAAAGCCGAGGATGAAAGCAACTCCGGCGATCATCTCGTTACGGAACTGTTTCGGAGTCATGACGGCTTTGGCATTACGAAAAACTTGAATCATGTTGTTTGCTTCCTTCTTCATTATAGATCCACCTTACATTGTTTTCGAAATATTGTACATGTTTATTTTTAAATTAAGATGCTTGCAAGCAGCATTCGTCGAAATAAGCCATGTCGCGGACCATACGCTTTGCAACATTGATCAGCTGCCGTGTTGAAGACTCGCTGAAATCAAAGTCATCACATTCCATGTGATATTGAACCTGCGCGGCAGCTTCCAAAGAAATCTGAAGAGCTGTAGCAATCTGACTGGTGTAGATGTTCATTTCAATCTCCTTAGCTTATTATTCATACTACCAAAGTTTTGAAATAATGTACATGTTTATTTTTAAAAATATTGCGAATCAAAATCTTCGCGCCGCTTGAGCTTCAAGCCATATACCTTCGCATCCTTACGAGCGGCCGATGCAGTCCGGTATCGACCGAATGGAGAACTCCATGGCGCTGCAACCACCCAACGAGTGGTGCCCCAGTTGGATTCCTTAAAGAGCGAGTAAGTAGGCTTAGTCATTTCAATCTCCTTAGCTTATTATTCATACTACCAAAGTTTTGAAATAATGTACATGTTTATTTTTCGATAAAATCAGAAACTAGCTGAAAAAAGTCATCGGGTTTTTCGTCCTCGAGTGTCATCAGATAGTCGCGAATGTCTTCTGTCACGCCATGCTTGGCAAAATATGCAGCGATGGCTTGTTGAACGGTATCGATGCCAAAGTATTCAATCACTGGAGTAGACACCATAAACTCCTTACAGACCGAGAGACTTATAGGTAAACCCGAATGGCTTACCGTTAGCAACATCTCGAAGCAGATATTCATAAAACATTTCGAAATAATGCGCAGCCTCGGTTTCACCGGCTTGCTCGAGGGCTGTTGTGGCTTCCTTCGCATACTTAGTTACCGTACGAAGGTTGACGTTAGTGCCGTCAGTGAGATGAGGGCGTTTAGCAGAAATAGTAGTCATTATTAACTCCTTAATATGCGTTTAGACCGTGTGAGAACTCGAAACCGAGTTCTTCAAGGACTTGTTCGGTCGCGTTCTCGAGAACTGTTTCAGGATATCCAATGCAATCGACTGCTGCGGCGACAAACACTTTATGTTCGATCTGGACAGTCACCAGCGCGGTTTCAGCATTATACTCAACGCGATTCATCAACAATCTCCTCAATCTTATATGTCAGCCAGCCGGCGTTGACATTCTCACAATTTTCCTTGTACGAGACGGCGGCGCTTTCGCAATTGAAAGCAGCGATGGCTTCCCAATACGAGCTGTTCTTCCACAGACACAGCACAACCCACTTCAGTTCAGGATACTTCATTTTACATCTCCATCATACGTTCATGAGCAGCTTGCTCTGCGAGAGCATCGTAGTTGATGCAATCACGAAAAATAACTTTAAACTTCATCATCTCGAGAGCCGTATCGGCGAGACGGACAATGGAGTGCTTCGAAGGTGACTTCTCGTTGTAATACTGGATATAGATCCAGTCAATCAGATCGCGGTTGGCATTCCAGTCTTTTGTGATCTTGACGACTTCACCGCGGATGGTACCGAGAGCAGACTCGTAGCGAACGCGATCACCGATAAGGATAGTCTTTGGAGCAGTCATTTTCGTTTCCTTCTTCATCATATATCCACCTTACCAAAGTTTTGATAAAATGTACACCTTTATTTTTAAATATTTTCGATACCGACTTTTATGCAGTGCTCATAGAAGTCCTGGAAGAGGTAACCACGTTCAGCTGCTTCAATCAGCGTATCGCCGTTACAGATTGTGACTTCACTGGGATCCGCATTCTCCATGATGTACTCCATGTACTTATCACAAAGATCGTCATGCGTTTCAAAGAGGTCGTTGAATTCATCGATAGTCATTGTCAAATTCCTTAGTTGGTCGGTTTTAGAGGTAATTTTCGGTTTTGAATCGGTTGAGAATTTCGAGAAGAGTGAAGGTGATGGTAATGGTAGGATTTCCGGAAGGGGTATCGGAGTTATAGTTGATATTGATGATGTGAGGATAGTAAGGAGTGAGGGTTTCGAAAATGTTGTGGTTATAGTCGAAATCGAAGGTGATGGTAGTCAATGTTTTTCTCCTTAGCTTACTTTACTACCCTATCTTGTTTTCAAAATAATGTACATGCTTATTGTCAAAAAAAATGCGACCGAAGCCGCATTTTCTTATCCGTACATTTTGTGATAGGATCGAACCAGATCCACCGCTTTCTCAAGGTATCGTTGAGGTCGTTCAATGAAGATCTGAGACTCGAGGGAGTCATCGACTCCAATGATGATGACGATATCCTTCACTAAGATGTCTGTCATCTCCCATAGCATGTAAGAGTAGAGACTCGCTTGTAGGAAATAACCTTCGATCCAATCCTTTCGCTTCCGCTTCGCAGAAGTCTTGTAGTCGATGATCGACAGCCGACCGTCGTAGTTTGCTATGAGATCACATGATCCTGCTAGCTTGAGATGATCGGAGAACAGTGTACACTCGGTAGCACGAACCATGTCTACCTTCTCATCCAGAACCTTCTTGATCTGATTGAACATCATCATGTTATGCGGCATCGACGCGTCGATGTCATTACCTAATACGTAGTTCTCACACATCGTATGGACGTTCGTGCCGCGAGTTGAGGCTCGAGCCGAAACTCTAGCCGCTTCTTCCTCACCGACTCTTTTCCGCCAGGTTTCGAGCTCAGACTTATCCATCATCTTGCCGAGAACAGCAGTCACAGACGGATATCGGTTGCCTTCAGGTGTTTCATAGAAACGCGTTGGGCCATCTATCCTTTGCAGTTCAGCAAATTCGAGTAATTCGTATTCGAATTCTTTACGATTGGAGACCAAGTTTTTGTCGAGCAATTATATATTCCTTCACTAGTTTCGAACGAACAATATCTTGTTCGAGAAAATCAACATGTACAAAGTCATTTAACTTACCGATGACTTTCATGAAGTCCTTCAGTCCGTTACGTTCTTGTTCTTTCGTAAGGTCTGACTGACGGAAGTCTCCACAGAATAGTACTCTACAACCTTTACCAATACGAGTAATCACTGAATCAAGTTCATGGAATGTCATATTATTCACTTCGTCCACAATCACATAACAGTTATTCATGGTGATACCGCGAATAAATGACGTCGAGATGAACTCAATGGCATTCTTTTGTTTGAGGATCTCGTACGCATCAGATCGATCAAACAGCTCGGTACAGATGGCGTAATAAGGTGCCTCATAAACTTTCATCTTTTCTTTCTGATTGCCAGGAAGAAAACCCATATCTCGTGTTGGTACTACTGATCTTACAATGTAAATCTTATTTTGTACACCCTTATTTGACATGAGTGCATCAATAGTTTTAGAAAGAGCAAGGAAGGTTTTGCCAGTACCAGCCATACCATGTAACATCAAATGTTTTCCCTCATCGAAAGCTTCAAACGCAAGGCGTTGATTCTCTGTGAGTGGATTGATGTTTTTTAAATTAAAGTTTTGAGACTTAAATGTCAATCCTTCTTGTACATCTCCGTTTTGTCTGGAGATTCTTTTTTCTCTTTTTGTTAAACGCGGTTGGCTATGTTCCACTAGCTATCCTTATTTTTTATTGCGAGCTTTACTTACTGCCTCTCTGATCTTCGTACTCTTGGTATCTTTATCACCGTGTTGTTGACCGAGTGGGGAGTGCGGGTTGGCATTACCGATTCTATTGAGTAGATCGTTAAAGCCTGAGTCATTTTTATGAGTCACTCCTGCTATTCCTGATATCAGATGGGGTGCACCTATAATCTCTTCGATATCGGGATTATCTTCGAGGAAATCTATCTTCTGTTGATAGTTAAAGAATTCCTCGAAAGTTTCACCGGTTTCTTTGAGTTTAAATTCGTATATAGGCATTAATAATCTTCATTTTCTATCAGATCTAACAATGTACTTTTTGTTTTAGAACGAAGGGCAGCTCGAAGCCTCTTCTCGCTTAGATGGTGACGATGATCATCATGTGATGTATTTTTCGAATCGTCATAGTCTTCATTATATTTTCTAAAACGCTTAACTGTGTTACTCATTTGGAATTAACCCTGGAAAAGCTTCATTAATTGTTGCGACGTTAAGTCCTGCGACTTTCTTATCCTTGACAGCAATCAAAAGATTAGCATCCTTTGGATGAAGAGATTCGAGAAGACCGATGAAAAGGTTTTCGCGCTGATGCTGCTTGAGATCAGGACGATTACCATAAAGGTAGAGAGGGAGTGTACGTGCCTCCTGATAGAGTCTACCTTCTGTGTCGAGCACCTCACATGGCTTATAAGGAGGTGCACCTTCTGGCAACCACCATCCTACATTCGGATGAAAGGCCAGTTCAAGGATATAACGAAGAGTTTCACTATCATACTGACGAAGGAGAGAAACCTTTGTCCGTACGTCCTTGGATTCCTTGACAAGATCAAGGATTTCTGCTATCGCTAATGTTCTTTGCATATTAAAACTCGTTAATACTTTCTAATAGGAGTTTAAGACGACGTTCGATAAAGTAGTTGAAGAGTTTGTCTCTTCCTTTACCAGCTTGCTGCTCGTACTGTTCGAGCACTTCCTTCTTAATGTCAGGAGGAATAAAGTTAAGATCAACTAATCGCTGATTACGAAGATAACCGCGCATCATCTTCTCGTCACAGAAATCTTTTGGATCTGCGTCGAGCCACTGATCTAGCTTCTTCTGGCTGATAGGCTTCTGTCTTGCACCGACCACGAACGTGTCATCTGCTGACAAAAAGTTAGGAACACCGTCGCCGATATCACCACGAATAATATGTTCCTTGATGAACTTATCGACGTCGTTTGTCTTACGCCACTTCTTCTGTACAGGATCAAACTGCTGCACGTTCATGTAACACTGCAATTGAACAAAGTCTTTGTCACCAGAAAGAATCAAGATCTTCTCGTTGGTGTTACCATACGTTTGTACAAGAGTACCGATGACATCGTCTGCTTCGGCTCCATCGACGCGAAGAACTCGATAAGGAAAGTAATCTTTTAATTCATCGCGAACCTTATTCAGAGTTTCGAATACAGAATTCCAGTTGATTTCTGACTTCTCGCGATTCTTACGGCGATTTGCTTTGTAGTAAGGAAAGATCTTTCGACGCCAGTTATTACCTGCATCGCACGCAATAATCATCTCGCCGAACTCGTTCTTAAACTTTACATTATAAGCCCTGACCGAGTTCAGGACCATGTGTCGCAAAAGATCTTCTTCGATATCAACATTCGTGTGGTTTCCAAGTTGAATCATTAGATTCGAAATCATGACCTGTGAAAGGTCCATAATAATCATTTCAGTTTCTCACTCTTCTTCAGGCAAAGTATACGTATATTCAATTGAGCTGTCTTCATTGTAACTAAACTCAAATATTCCGTCAACCATTTTATGGAACTGATGCTCAAGATTATATTGTCTATGTAACAATGCTTTGATGCTTTCCATAACTAAGGCTACGTCTTTTATGTATTTATCGTCATTAATATCTACACCATAAGCGCCGAACATATTAATTACGTCAGGAATCATATCATTCATCACGCCAGCCACGTGTTCTTTGCGTGTCTGAGTAACCTTATCAACAATTTCTTCCAAGTTTTGGGGTGGAGCGTCTTCACGACGAAAACCTGGAAATAAGATTACGTTGTCCGTCATTTAATAATCCTTAGTAGAATGGTATCTTCATTGATTCTGCCATTCGGTTTAGATTCCACGGTTTTGATTTCATCTATAAACTTCCGAAGACTGACTTTACCAGCGCCAAGTAAAGCTTGAATAGAAACATCTGGCTTTCTCAAGCTTTTGCTTGTAGAGGTTTCAATATCATAACCAGTCAGAGTAGTGCCCTTCACTTGGATTCCAGCTGGACCAATCGAGTCATATCGACTGAGCTTCTTGTATTTGGTATTGTAAGTCCATAGCTGCGTGCATCCTACGATCTCTGCTGGATGAACAGAGACAATCTTGAGTGAAGGCTCTTCCTTCTGATATTTAAGGTTCTTGACCAGATCGACGGCGGACTTTGCCTTCTTCTCTCGCGGCTTACGAACCTTGACAGCCTTCTTGTTATTTACATACCGATCGATGTCAGCGAAGAAATTGTTCCAAAAATTAATCCAAAACTTCTGACGCTTACCAAAAGATTCTTTGACTTGCTCGTCATCTAATAGAATCTCTTCGTGCTGAGGACGATAGTAGTCTGCCACGATACCAAGAATCTGAGCGTTCAGTTCGTTGGCTTGACAGAAGGTGTACATCGAGAATTCTTTGCCATCGATGACATTATCAATCTCTTCTTCGAGGCTCGTGATGATATAGTTGGCCTTCTCACGAATTCGAGATTGAATGTCGACGACAGGCTTTGGAGTTTCTTCGACTTCTTCGACAATATGAATTGCTTCAGCAAGAAGCTTCTTGACATTATCATTAAAGTAGTCTAGACTCTTCTGCGGCAATGCATTACCATTGAGGAGAATACGAGAGACGCTACCAAGAGTTCGGGAAATCTTCCACTTCGGAAGCTTGCGCAACAGAGTAAGATCGGCTTTAGTGTAGTTGCGTTTGGCATAAGTGAAGAACCATTCGCGAGACTGATCATCAGATGCCATGTAGTTGTACCAGTTTAAGGCTTGACTAAATTCCGTGATCACGATAGGCTCAGAACCATAGGCTTTGTCATCGAACGACTTGGACGCCGCGCGAGAGATTTGTTTTGGTTTAGCTTTTACCTTAATGACCATATTTACCCCTGCAGTTTTCTTGTTGCATTATTCAATCTACTACAGTTTTGATAATTTGTACATGTTTATTTTCACAGCTATGAAAGCTGCGATAATCCTCAAAGATCAATTTTATAATTAAAAATTGGACCAGACTTAGGTGTATATTGTGTTGCGTTAGGTTCCCATCCAGGAGTACCAACCATTGGCTCCCACTTTTTGTCGACATGTTCCTTTTTCACATAAGACCACTTACGAGGAGTTTCCATTGCCGTTTCCATGCCATGCTCGAGCAACTGATTGTGTACAGCGGCGTGTTCGTACATCTCTACGTCATCGAAGACGAAGACAGCTCCAGGATCTGATCGTTCAAGAAAGAATGCAATCTCAGTATCAAGAGCTCCGAGTGTATGAGGACCATCGAAGTGGACTACACTGTACTTATTGAGAATGCTCTTATGTTCTGCATAGATAGGAACACCGTCTGCATAACGATTGAAGAACTCCGTATCTTCGAGATTAAACATGTAGAAGTTCACGTTCTTCTGACGACAATACAGGTACATATTGATCATGCAGATGTCGCGCATGTCATTGGTATAGTCGCAGCGACCTTCCTTAAAGATCTCGTCGCGATAGTACTCGATGTTGCCGTAAGGATCGATACCAAAGACTGGCTTCTCAGGAGTTTGACCACTTTCTACGAGACCGTCGATGATCTTCTGTAGACCACCGCCGAGACGAACTCCGATCTCAACTGCTGCGCCTTCTACACCCTTCGATCGAATGGCTGCATCAGTTAATACTTCGTAATTTGCGCTGTCTGTTCCGAACTGCGCTTGGATTTGATGAATTGATACTGGTTGTTGCGACATTATATAGTTACCTCATTTTTGTTTCGAATATATTTAGCAATCATATGCATAATAGCTTGATGGACGTCTTCTGTTGCTTCGTATTCTGGAATGTCAATATGGAGAGAAATGTCTGCGAGTTGAGCGCACTTGTTATCGCGAAAAAATCCAGTCAAAGCAATAGTCTTCATTTTCAATGACTTAGCAGTCTCAATTGCTTTGACAACGTTTGGAGAATTACCGCTCGAAGAGATTGCAACGAGCACATCACCTTCTTGACCGAGTGCATCGAGCTGAAACGAATAAACATCGTCGTAACTGATATCATTGGAGATGGCAGTCATCAATGGAATATTTGCGGCCAATGAGATAACTCTTGGTCGTAATCCACCTTTCTTACAACCCTTTGTGTAGTCGCACGCCCAATGTTGGGCGATCGAAGCAGAAGCACCGTTACCAATTGTATAAATGTTATTACGATGATTCGAAATACTTGTCAGCCAAATCAGTTCGGCAGCTTTTTTAAATTCTTCATGATCAATGCTCGCAAACCCAATATTAATCAGGCCAAGATGATCGAATATGATATCAGTCTCGATAGACAACTCGTGCTCCTTCGTGTGAAATGCCTACGTCGAGGCAAGTACGATCTGAAAATTCTTTGCGGATTAGACTCTTAGAATCTGTGAGTGCCAACATATATCCGCCCCCGCCTGCTCCGAGAAGTTTAGATCCAAATGCGCCCACGCCTAGGCATCGATCGTACATACTATCTATCTCTTCTGAAGAGATGTCGTCGCTCATTTGTTTCTTCAACACCCAAGCAGAATTTAGTAGTCTTCCATATTCGTTGTTATTCACTCGTTGAGTGCCTTGCATTTTTGCCATATTGGAGAGCTCACGAATAACAAATGTCTTGGCTTCGAAATTAATATTATCGAGGATCTTCGCTGCGTGATGTTCGATATGAGTTGGAATTAAGATCATATAGTTCTCGATGCTATTCGAATCGAGTCTCTTAACATCTACACGATTATTACCAAGTTCGTTGGTATATTCGATATAATTCATACCACCGAACGCGGATGCAAACTGATCTTGCATACCGATCTTCCAACCACACAGATCGATCTCGATGTGACATGCAGTCTTTGCAATAAGATAAGGATTTACGTATTCGTAGCCAAGATAGGCAGATAATGTTTTGATCAGGGCGCAAGTAAAAGCAGACGATCCGCCAAGACCATTACCAATCGTAGGAATATCTGCGAATGATGTGATCTCAATGTTGGATTTGATACCGAAGAACTTGAGAGCATTCCGAACTATTTCATTCTGAATGTCTTCTACGTCGGTAACACACTCTTGTTTCGAATAAGAAATTTTGATATGATCATGAGGAGTGTACATGACTGCCACATAGACATACTTGTCGATGGCTGTCGAGATGGTTGCTCCACCCCACTTTGCAAAGTGTGTGGGGATATCGCTACCACCACCGAAAAAACTAACTCTGAGTGGTGCCTTGGCCAATATCACGGTGTTGTTCCTTTAACGAAGCGATGAGTCCCTTCCACTTGGGAATCACTGAATCCCAGCCGAAACGAGTGTCTGCGTATGCTTTGACAAATGACATCATATTAGTAATGTCGTTATTCTGCACGTTCTCGATGGCATACATCAGAGTATGAGCAAAGATGTTGGCATGCAGATTTGGATTCTCATGATCTCCGTCATACTGAACTGTAAGACCGCCTGAGGTATCAGTCAAAGCAGAGAAGTTGGGATGAACTGCAAGACAACCTGCAGACATGGCTTCAATCAATGAACGACACGAAGTTTCAGGCCAGATACATGGATAAGCAAAGATATGAGCACGCTGATATGCAGCTCGAACAGTTTCTTGATCTGCCCAACCGTGGTAATTGATCTGTGGGTGCTCCTTCATCTTATCGAAGAGTGGCTTGTACGCTTCGTCGCGTCCCTCCCAGCTAGGGCCATAGATACCGAATGAAGAGAAGACGTCTAGCTCAATATTCGGATATTTCTCGGCGAGAGCGCAAAATACAGGAACCAGAATCTCCAATCCACGATGCGGTGTGGACGTATAGATGAGACGAATCTTATCCTTTGGCTTGTCAACGAGTGGAATAGGATCGACACCTGTTTCGATAACTGTCGAATGATTGCTATATGGAACTCCAAGATAATCGCGATACTGTTGATACTGCCAGTTCGAACTGAAGACTAACTTTTGAAAGCGAGCTCGAGAAGCTGGATCTTGAAGATGTGAAGCTTCGGGATCACCGGCGAGATCATGTAAATGGTAGATCTTAATTCTGTTAGGATAAAGGTTACGGACGCGAGCAGTGATAATTTGGACACCGTCGAGTTCATCTCGAGTAAGTCGGTTGAAGAGATTTCGAGTGGTAAGTTCTGTTCCGCCATTCGATTCCTTATTCAGTTCATTTAATTCAATTAGGTCTTGGTTGTTCATAATTTTTATATCCATTCACTAAATAGTCATCGTAGAGGTATTCGATGTCTTGATTCTTAAAGAACTCTTTATCATTAAATGCTTTGTCATCAATCCACACATCGTATGACGGTTTTCCGAGCCGAACTTCGTGAAACTTACAGCCCCAATCATTAAGTTGTTTGTTAGTAAGTACGGTCCAATTTAGTCCGGATCCTGATCCCCTAGCCGTCCAATAGATAATGGTATGGCCTTGATCGTATAGTCTATTTATCTCTTCAATACGATGCTTAAGCGGAATGGCAAGACCATAACGATGTTGACCATCTGTGAAAGGAGTACGACAGATGGTCTGGTCAATATCTACCATGTAAATCATTCGACTGAAAATCCAATAATCGTGTCATAGCGAAATGAACGCCATCCCTTATTTTCGAGATCCCATACAGCGAGCACATCAGGATTTGGTGTCTTCTTCTGCACGACTTCTTCGAGATCTGTCTGCGCTGGAAGTTCTGTCGGTGACAGAGTACAACGAAGAACTCTTTGCGTGCCATCCTTCTTTAAGAAGGTTACAATTGCGATTCCAGTTTGAAGAACGCCCTTTAAATATTCATTCTGCCAAGAACGATCGTTCTGGTCTGTCGTACCATTCAACGAGTTTATCATAACCACCCACCTTTTCTGCATTGATAATAATGAAAGGAACCGTTCTTACATCTGGAAAGCTTTCCATAAACTCTTCGCGCGTAAGATCTTTTCCTATCTTCTTTTCTATATACTGTTCTCCTTTATTTGTAAACAAGTTTTTCGCTTGTACACAATAAGGGCAATTGTCTTTCGTATAGATTAGAATATTCTTAGTCATTTGTGCCTGCTTTTGCATAAATTCCATATGATACTCGCTTCGGATCTCCGTACACCGTATTTGCACGTACTCTAATAAAGCTCTTATCTGAAGATGGACCTGCGATAGTAATCCAAGGATTCTGACCTCTTTTCCAAGCTTTCAGTTTATTATAAGCTTTTTCGCCTTCACTTCTTCCTCGACGAACTTCTTTTACTCCGGCAACAATTGATCGCCGAGCACCTTTTGATACTAACTTAGCACGCGTTCTCTTCTTACCCATTATAACACCTCATTTTTATTGTTCATACACCTATTATATAACACGTTTATCAATTAAAGACAACTCTTTTTCTCTGTCTATGTACTTATACTCTACTTTTGTAGGGTTCCAGCCTTCAATAGCTTTGAACACGTCATCAATATTCAGTGTGCTACAGGTATAGACGTCCAACTGAGCAAGTGCTGGTTCACACTCATCCCAAACATGAAGAGCAATATGACTTGTCTCGATAATAGTCACTGCGGTTAGACCGCGGTTGCCGACCATATCTGAATAAACCGAATAAGGACCCATGAGAACCTTCATATCGATTATTTCTACTAGTCTATGCATCCACGCATTAATTGCTGCGGTGCATCGTGGAGGATTACTTAATTCCGCTCTGACAATTAAGTGCTTGTGTTCTAGTACCTTACCCACCTCATAAATTCTCCTGTTCGGGGTTGAAAATTAAAGCCTTGACGTGGCTTGCCTGAATTTTACAAGATACCCAATTATTATAATATTGAGGATCTAAGATAGCATCTGTATCGAATATATATTTAGTTTCAAAATAATTACATTCTCCGCGACCCTTACAGAGTCTTAAGATGGTTCTACGAAAGCTATCTTTTCCGTAGAGATCAACATCTTCTTTGAGGGAAGTAGAAGATCCGTAGTAGTCTCGCCAATCGGACTCTACGCGAAGCTTCTTTCGTTTGCCTTTAACAGTTTTGTATCCGGCTTTGGTCAGATACTTACGACCGATATATTTTTTGCCGTTTACCAAATTTTCGATGAGATATATGAAGCCATAATAATCTTCAACATCAGTAAATTCTTTGTCTTCGTATAACCATGAATTCATAGATCACATTCCATCAGTAGAAAGATCTATTTATTCTTCATATTCTTCATCAAAGGGATCTTCAAGATGAAGCTCAGCTGAACAATATGGGCAATATTCTGGAAGAGTTGTATTTTCTGTAATTATTTTGAATTCCTCTTCACATGAGGGGCAAGTTATCCAATCCATTATAGTGTGAATCCTTTAAATGTATTTTCATCAACGTCTTTTTTCACTCCACCGATCACATAGCTAGTAATTTCTGTTTCTTGCGGCGCAACCTGTACATCAGAACCTGAAATCCACTTTTGTGTCCATGGAAGCGGATTCACACCAGGTTTACCATTCAGTCCGATGGCACCCATTCTTTTAGCCGCGATGTGATCTACATAGTCGCAAAGCAATTGCTCGTTTAAGCCGATCATTGACCCGTCCTTGAATAGATACTTCGCCCAAGCCTTTTCCTGTTCGACAACCTTGTTGAACATCGTAATGCACTCGTCTTTTGTTTCTTCAGCAATTTTCGCAAAGTCTGGATCCTCTTTCGGTAGAATCTTAAGGAGCTGCTGAGTCGAAGCAAGGTGTACGTTCTCATCCCGTGCAATGAGCTTGATAATCTTGGCGTTACCCTCCATCTTCTTAACTTCGGCGAAAGCCCAACTACAAGCAAAGGAGACGTAGAATCTAACTCCTTCGAGCGCATTCACGGCATTCAAACAAAGCCAGAGAGCTTTCTTGTGATCATAATTATATCGCATATTGCTATTAAATGCAATCAGATCGTCATAGTATTTACTAATGTCATGAGCGCAATCGGCTATTTCTTGGATGTCGAGCATCTCGTCAAATACCCTTGACGGATCTGAATAAACGTTTCGAATGATATGAGTGTAGGATCGACTATGAATCGTTT